GCACGTTGTCTTTCCATACGTGCTTCATGCGCAGGGCTACCTACGGGTGCGTTAGTTTGTTTCTTACGATCAGCTTTGTTCTTGTAGGGCATTAGTTTCTACCGTTATGTACACATTCAGTTACGATGCAATGCCTACGGCACAACCCGCTCTGGTGTGCGTTCCAGACATCTGCTTCAAAGGCTTTCTCCATACGCTTGTAGTCGCCTAGCCACTTAGCCCATAACTTCGGAGCATCTTCTTTCTTATACTCGTCTTTTATTAGCTCTTCGCATACCACAAACAAGAGACCACCTTTAACTGTTTCTACTTCAGGGAAGTGTTTAAAGGTAGCTAATGCCATCAATTCTAGCTGACCTTTGTCTGCATAGCGAGTGTTTTTACTTGTCTTGTAGTCAATAACATACGCGGTCTTCTCTTCCCTATTCAGGATAACCAAGTCAGCGATGCCTCTATACCACACGTCATCGGCCTTGAACCCGCACGCCTCTAGGTCTTCAGTCAGTCCCATCTCGTACTCACATAGGAACTCTCCCTCAAAACGCATTAGGCTATCTAGCACAGGCTTAACGTACGCATACTTCTCAGGTACAGGTGTGCCATCACGTATGTATTCCTCAGCGGCCAAGTGTACGGCAGTACCGTACAACATAGCGTCAGTCTCAGGCTCCCTATAATTCTTTGAGATCTTCAGGTGGTAGAACTTCTTGGGACACTGCTCAAAAGATTTAATCCTTGAGAACGACCACGGCTTTACTTTATCTATCAGGTTCATAACATCCTCCACAACGTGACTATTACTGTGGTACCTACTGCACCCACAACTGCTCCCCCAATGAAGTAGCCCACCAAAGCGAGTAATCTATTCAAGCGGTTCAAAGATTTCTCCTCCTTGGACTTCTTCCATCTTGGACTTACACATCTCCAGTTGTTCCATAACTGCTAATAATTCCTCGTAGTCTAAGGCTATGCCGGATATGACTTCATCTTCGCCATGCTCATCCTTCACTCCCTGCTCTACTACAGTGAGTACTACTCCGTCACTTAATGCTACCACCACTTTGGTGTATCCCATGAAGTCTTCCTCAGGAGGTGCCTCATTATTTAACTCCCGCTCAGTCTTCTTGAAGTCTTCCATTGATATAACTTTATCGTCGCTCATCCTGCTTCTCCGTATGATTTACCTGTACCAGACTCACACGCAATAGGTAACCCTTCCGCCCATGCCGGTGTCTTATTCATACACGCCTCAATGTATTCACGTGCTTCATCTACTTCACTTTCCTTAACGCAACATACCACGGAGTCATGTACTGTAAGTGCAATCTTATATCTAAGCGCAATTTCCAACATCTGATCCCCCATGATACACCTAGCAATAGCTTGGCATACGTTCTCTACTACCTTCCCACCATATATACGTGTTCGGCCTCGACGTGTTTGATAACTAAACTGTGTCCCACGGTCAGTCTGTTCAAACTGTAGGTCGGTGTACTTCATCCATAACCCTGAGGGTAACTTGATGCCCGCCGTACCCCTGTGTGCCCTACACTTAACTATCTTGTTGACGCCGTATGAGTATTTCTCTCCGCGTGACATGGCGGTTAGCATAGCGTTTGACGTACTCCACAGAGCCGAGATCCTACTGTTAGCGTCACGGTAAATACGTATTACCCGCTCGGCTTCTTCCGCGATCATGGTGGTACCGAAAGACTTTAACTGTTCCGCGAAACGTACTGCCCCCATACCGTAGCCACAGCCTAGGATAGTAGTCTTACCTACGAACCGCTGCTGTGCAGTGACGTCTGCCTCTTCAATATTGTATATGCGTGCCGCCATCTTTATATACACGTCTTCTTTGTTGGAGAACGCTTCTACTAAATCATGCTGCCCTGCCAACCACGCTAGTACACGGGCTTCGATCTGCGAGGAGTCACAATCAATCAACACGTACCCCTCAGGTGCTAGGATACTTGTCTTCAGTACCTTACCATTCACACCACGACTCGGTAGGTTTTGAATATTAATCTTGTCATCCCCACCCCATCTGCCAGTGTGCGCAGCGTAGTACTTCACAGGTACCGGGAGAAGTCCACGTTGTGCAATACCTATAAACCTCTCTGTACGTGATTCCTCAAGAGAACTTTTTATCCCTAAGCGCGCAGATACTAACGTCTGTACCGCAGGGTTGTCGTGCTCTAGCAACGCCTTAAATCCTTCATCATTCTTAGCAAACGCATACGTCTGCTTGCCTGTGGTCAGGCTTATCTTCATCGGTGGTACTACGCCATGCGCTTCTAGTAGCTTGGCGAACTTAGGGTTACTCATCAGCTCCCCCTTCTCTACGCCCGAACCCGTTACTATATCTGCCTTTATTACCTTCAGTCGTTCTATGTGTCGCTCTAGTAACGGTAGGTCTAACTCAAGTACAGGGTTAATAAACATACGTAGGGTCATGTCTATGATGCGCATCTCCTGCTTCGGAAAGTTCTTACTCATTATGCAAAATAACTTATATGTTAGTTCCACATCGTTGATGCAGTAGTCGCCGTAACTGTCGAGCTGTTCGTCAGAGAAGTCTAATCTTCTAAGTCCCATTGCGTCGAGCACTTCGGTTCCTTTCTTGCCGATACCGTATCGCTCAGCCAACACCGCAAGACTGCCACCCACTTCAACACCGTGTAAAGCACGAGCGATGCACAGACTATCAGCCCAGATACGAGGACGGATATTGAAAAGCCAACTGAGTATAGCACCGTCAAACATAGTATTGTGAGCCAGTACCATGCTGTTCTTCCAATCGAAAGTATGTAGGTAGTCATGTAATTCCTCGTGTGTACCTGACGCCCACTCCGTATCCCCATTGTTTACTTTGATACCTACACCCACGACCTCAAACCTCGGATCGCGGATGTAGTTCTCTAGGGTGATCTTACGTAGCGAGAAGTCTTGGTCATAATACGTTTCAAAGTCTAGCGTAATAAGATCCATCATTCCTCCTTAACAAATACCCCGTCAACCATCTTACCCTTGCGATATTTGATGTCGTTGTATGCGTGATACATGCACTCCCATATAGACAGTTTGTTACGATGCGCTATGTTTATCAGTACTACCATGATGTCCCCGATGTCATCCACTATTGGTTGGCTGTGTTCAATGTTACCACGCAACTCATCTACTTCCTCTAAGAGCTTACCAAACTGCTGCGCATCTGTTGAACCGTCGATCAGGTTGCGATCCTTGTGCCACTGAATAATCTTCTCTTCTAAATCCATCAGTCTTCCTCCGTCACAGATATTAGCTTGTCTAGGTACCACTGCGCCTTCATCAGGTCTTGTATCCCACCCTTGGATTCGTACCTCCAAACGTATTTCTGTACGTTACCCTTCAGGTACCCCCGGAATCCCTCTAACGTCATGGACTCTTCGATAGCGTCGATGCACTCGATAGCGCCGTTGTTATAGTGGTTGGGGTTGTTGACCATATCTTCATCTTCGGTAAAAACAAACTCAAGCTGCTCTTCCAACCTATCATACTCAGGCATCTCTTCTTCCATACCTTTATCGAAGTAGTGTTCGTACTTCGCTACAATTGAAGGGTGCTTCTTACGTAATGCGTCCCACTGTGCGGGTGTTGCTTCACTTAATGACATATCTATTCCTCTAATAGGTTAGTAGCAGTGTTAGATCGTGCATGTTTTCTTCATTAACTACAACGGCTAGGCCGCCCGAATCACTTATCTGTTCTAGGTTCCTGTCCTGTAGGGGGGTCGTAGTGTTTTTCCCCGCCTTACACTCAATACCAAAGAACTTCCCTTTGTGACAACCTACTATGTCGGGCACTCCCGACTTACCATAACCGCCAGTGGCGGGGAAAAAGTAGTAAGCTCTAAGTGCTTTTAGTTGTTCCACCACTTTCTTTTTTACTTTTGCTTCCGGTGTCATCGCCATGCTTGTCATCCTCTAAGATACCAGTCCCTCGTTTACTACCAAAGATCCGGTCAAAGTTATCGTCGAATTTCTTTCTATTGGTGGGTCGAGGAACATCCCCCTTCCCACCGTGTGTCTGTCCCCACTTCATGAGAAGGGTGACCACACAGCTAGGGTCAGTAAGCTACAGAATCCCAACACGTGCCAACGCGTCATAACGGCGCAGTCTACGTTCATATATCCATGCACCTTATTCCATTTAGTTCTAAGCTCTTCCTGCGTCAGTAGTCTATCAGCAGTAGCGTGTGCGTCTTCGATCTTATCTTTAATCTCTTGCTTATTCATCTAGGTCTTCCTCAAATTTAAATACTTCATAAATAGCGTTCCAAATCTCACGCTCTATCTCCCCCTCTAACTGCGCACGGTTGGGGGTGTCCGTATGTTTGT